AAGAACATTCTTTCAAGACGCTTTTGGGAAATACATGATCAATGAATTCAACATTGTGAAGGTTGACGAAGATTTGTGCATTTATAAAGATGGTGTTTATTCTAATAATAAGGGTCACATCTATGAAGCAATGCGATCAGTTATACCAAGTATCAAGAAAAATCAGAAAGCGGAAGTAATGGATTATCTTTTGGATACTGCACCAAAAAAGGAAGTATCTGATGCTCATCTGATTTTATTTCAGAATGGAATACTGAACATTGACACGGATGACTTCTTTCAATTCAGTCCAGAATATGTCATCACAAACAAAATACCGTGGAACTATAATCCGGATGCATATGATGCAAATGCAGACGGTGTATTAAATCGTATCAGTTGCGATGATCCAGACATCCGGTCTTTACTGGAAGAATGTATTGGATACTGCTTTTACAGAGAGAACGTATTTCACAAGGCTTTTATTCTGATTGGTGAAAAATCCAACGGCAAATCAACATTTATCAAGGTACTAAACCGGATTCTTGGTGATGATAATGTTTCTGCAATAGATCTGAAAAATCTTGGTGACCGTTTCAGTAAAGCAACCATGTTTGGAAAGTTAGCAAACATTGGTGATGACATATCAGATGACTTTATACCAGATGCATCAATGTTCAAGAAGATTGCTTCTGGCGATCGGATCCAAGTTGAAAAGAAAGGTAAAGATCCGTTTGAATTCAATCCATGCGTGAAACTGATTTTCAGTGCAAACAGTATTCCACGGATCAAGGATAAAACTGGTGCGGTCATCAGGCGGTTGGTGATTGTTCCGTTTAATGCAGTATTCAGTGAAGATGATCCTGATTTTGATCCAGACATCAAAAAGAAATTATCCACGCAATCCGCAATGGAATATTTTATAAAGGTTGGTGTTGAAGGTCTGAAGCGGTTACTGGATCAGAAAAGGTTCACCAAGTCTTCCAAGGTTCAAAAGGAACTGGATGATTATGAAGAATACAATAATCCGGTCATCGGTTTCTTCAGGGATATGGAAGAAGGATATCTGTTCAAGGAAGACGCAAAGACAATATATATTGCTTATTCCGCATGGTGTCATGACAATGCGTATAGTCCCGAAAGTAAGAATCAATTCGGAAGATCGCTAAAATCTTTGTACGGTGTTGAAAGCAAACAAAAGACAATAGGCGGTCAGTCTGTGCGGATGTATGTGAAAATGACACAATAATGTGCAATTCTGCAATTATTCTGCAATTGGGAAATGCGTTGAAATCAAAGGATTTACACGGAACAATTGCAGAAATTGCAGAAAGTATAAACTTCTTATTATTTATACATTATGTTATGTGAACACTATTATATATATAAAAAATATAAAGAATAAGGAATTTCTGCAATTGTGCAATTCTGCAATTGCCGGATGTTCACTTTTGTTAACCAGAAAAGAAAGGAATGAAAACAATGAAGCATGAAGAATACAGAACACTTATTGATATAAAGAATCTAAAGAAAGCAATTCAGAATCCAATGATTCACTTTTATGTCAAGGATGAATATGAAGAAAACTTCCGGCACTTCTTTTCTATTCATGCATCTGAAGACAACATTAGAAATCTTTATAACATTGCACTTGGTATCAGCAATGAATTTGATCAGGTTGCATACATGAATGAAGATGATATGACCTTTGAACACTTCACAGATCATGATTGTGATAATTGTCATTGTGGTCAGGCTAAGGTCAAAGTTGGTCTTAAATGGTTGTGTTATGAATGTGCTAATGAAATAGCAAAATCAGATGATGACTAACAAGTGACATACAGAATTGTTTCCGGATCCTTGAATTCCTTGGAACCGGAATTATCAGGAACATAATTCAGAAAGGTTGTGATGCGTATTGTCAAGGAATAATCACCGATTGAAGACCTTGAAAAATCTAATAGGCAAGGAAGATTATCAATCAATCTGCAATGTGTTTGCAGGTGAACGGATTATCTTTCCAAAGGATCCGGAATATCTGGATAAGGATGACCGGAACCAACGGATCAGGAATGATTATGATTCAGGTGTCAGTGTTCCAGATCTGAAAGAAAAATATGATCTGTCAGTATCACAGATATACAACATTATTGAGAAAGCACCCTGAAGGGTGTTTTCTTATTTAATACCACATATTGATAAATTGCACTGATTATATAGCAAGTAACCACAATATATTGTAGTATGGTGGTGCGAAAGGATTGATCAACATGGGAAACATTCAGTTTGAAGACAATTCAATTCAGGTCAAAGATGCTATCAAATCAAGAGTGATTGCGGGATTATATGAAGTTGCTAATGAAATAGTATCACAGACTGTAAGAAATTATGACAAAGCCGGAAGAAATGACACCGGACAAACAAAAGGATCCTTCAAGGAAGTTCATGTTGATGATGATTCTTTGACCGCAACGGTTGGATCCAATTATGAAAACGCTATATGGGAAGAATTTGGAACTGGTATTCATGCAATCAACGGTGATGGGCGGAAAGATGTTCCGTGGAAATATCAGGACAAGAAAACAGGTCAATGGTATTCCACATCAGGAAAGACCGGACACAGACCGTTCTTCACAGCATTTGAAACATTGAAACCGAAGATTCAGAAAATAATAGAGAGCAAACTAAAAGACTTGTAAAACATGGAAAAGGCTTTTGAAGAACAGTGTGATATTTACAGAAAACAACAGACGGTTTCCGGTCAGAGAACACAAAGATCACTTGATCAGATGGTTGACCGGATGAATCGGATCCGTGGTGTCAATGTGAAATCAGGAACGCTTACACCAGTTAAACATTATTTGTCAGATGAAATAAAGAGTTTTATTGAAAGGTAGGAAAACAATGTTAGAAGGAATTACAGTTGCGTTACAGTCATATTATGACACTGCAACCAGTGCAAAGAATATTCTTGAATCTGCACTGGTTCAGATCAGAGAAAATTATATTGGTGCAACACTTGCAGAGAAAACAAAAGAAATTCAGACAGTCTACAATGACACACTGAAGGAAAGCAGAGAAAAAAACTTCAATGCGTGTGTTGAAATCCTTGATGGTATTGATGCAAAGGTTCAGGAAATTGTGAAGGTTCCGGTTCCAGCAGATTTTACCGCAACACTTGAAGCCCTGAAGCAGATCAAGGAACCTTCCAAGGTTGAAGTTGAAACTGTGGTTGATGCGTATAGAAACAATTATTATGCGTACCGTGCTATATGCGACTATCTGAAGATAAAAACAAAACCAGTGACGATTGATGATATTCAGGAAGATCTTTCCGATATCAGAAGCAACCTTCACAAATGTTTCTTCAGTGATGGGATTGACGGATATCATTTTCTGAATTGGAAGGATGGTTCAACAACAATCATTCCTTATGATGCAGTCATCACCGCATTTTGTGATAGTCGCTTTGAAGATGCCAGTGTTTCAAACCTTGATAGTTAACTGGATGCTTTGAAGGTTGTGAAATTGTATCTGTTAAAGGAAACCCATTCATTTCATTCCTTTTGTTCTTGCAGATACGCTTTTGATGAAAGTACAGTGATTGCGGTCTTTTGATAACTCTTCCGCAATCACTGTACTTTCATCATTTTGTAGGAAGGGTTGTGATCCATGAGTAATGAAGAACTGGTTAGATTGATTCAGGAAGGTGTTGATGTTACTGATAACCTTGGGATCCTATATCAACAGAATAAAGGTCTGATCAGGTTATGGTGTCGGAAATATGTTGGTTCCGGAATCATGGATCTTGAAGATCTGATGCAAGAATCATATTTTGCTTTGGTGGGTGCGGTTAATGAATATAATCCTTCTGATTCTGTAAAGTTCACTTCATATCTGAAAATCAGTATCAGGAATCAGTGTTTCAAATGTATGCAGAAGAATCAACCATCCGTCAATGTATCAAACCGGATGTTTTACAAGATCCGGCAATACAAAAGATTGTATGAAGAATATCACGGTGATCTGAACCCTGAAGTTGTGAAACAGACACTGGATATCAATGATAAAGATTATGACTTGATGATGCAGACAATCATTAACGGTTCATATATAAGCGTGGATCAAAACAAGTATGATGACGGTGATGAAACGGTTCTTGATGCTGTCAGTGATGATGTTGATACATTGGAACATATCATTGATCTTGAACGTGAAGAACAATTGTCGCATATCTGGAACTACATTGAAGATCTGAACAATGAAAGAGAAATCACAATTCTGTTGTTACGATATAGATTGAATCTGTCACAATCTGAAGTTGCAAAGAACCTTGGCATATCTTCCGGAAGGGTTGGTTTCATTGAAAGAAGATCAATGAAGAAATTGCGTGAAGTAGAAGATATTCAAAGACTTGCAGAATTATATGATTATGATTGTGGTCTATCATATAAGACCGGATTGAAAGCGTATAAACAAAATGGTTTTGTTTCACCAGTTGAGTTGATAGCAGAAAAGCATATTGATATGGATAAACGATTGAAAGCAATACAAGATGGTTTATAAACTTACATTCTCATTCAGGAATAAAGAATATACTGTGATCAGGAATCATGATCAGGTTGAAGATCTGTTATCCGTTGATGGTGTGAAGCGGATATCTCTGGAAGTGGTTTCTACCGATGACAAGATAAAACCGCAAAGAACCCTGCATCATACCAAACAAAAGGAACTGATTGACAGTAAAGGTATCACAGCAAGGCAATTATCCGCCTTTTGCGGTGTTACTGCAAAGACAATATATAAATGGTTATCCAAGGATGATAACAGGCACTATCAAAAGATTTTGGGCATTGTCGCACGTTATGAAGGAAGTGATCAGAATGTCAGAGATGACAGCAAGACAAGTGAAATTCTGCCTTGAATATGCTAACACTGGAAATGCAAAAGAATCTGCAATCCGTGCCGGATATTCAGAGCGAACCGCAAAGAATCAAGGCGCAAGGCTTTTGAATCAGGAAAACATTCAGAACTATTTGAAGGAAATATCAGATAGTTTTGCATCCGGCAAAATTGCAGATGCAGAGGAAATGCAAGAACGATTGACCGCAATCATCCGTGGTGAAACACTGGAAGAAGTCATTGTTGTGGTTGGTGTCGGTGACGGTGTTTCTGAAGCGATCACAAAGACCAAGAAACCATCCGTGAAAGATATCATCACGGCGATTGATAAACTTGCAAGAATGCAGGGTGCATATGATAATAGTTATGAACTGAATTTTAAGGTTCCTATATTTGAAGGTGAAACAGATCTTGAAGATTCACCATATGTCACGTATGGTGATATCAGGTGATCAACTTGATTAGAATTGAATACTGGAAATAAAGTGTAATGAAAGAAATAGAACGGATTTTGCACAAATACTTTTCGGATGAAGAACTGGAATACAGATCTTTGTCAGGAAGACTTGATGATCCTGCATGGATGGAAGAACATGGATACACCAGAATGGTGAAATCCGGTTTTGCTATGTCAACGGAACTGACACCTGAAGGAAAGAAATTTGTCAAAGAATCTGAAAAACGGATATCAACACTGATAAATAAAATAATGAATAAGCGTGCATCAGCAGATGTTGAAACACGTGCTATGCGTGAAATCAAGTCATATCTTTGGAGTAAACCGGATATGGATGTGGAAAAAGAACTGTCTGATGAACTGTATTATGCGTATTTGAGTTTATCACCTGATTATTGAAAATGTTGTGCGGTTCTATCGGTGACTAACACATGACACACAAAACGCTTGAAAACACCGTGTTTTCAACGTCAATAATTATCGAAGCGTTAATCGCCTTGTCACTGCGTCTGCCGGGCGAAAGCTTTGGCGGCGCGATCGGGCGGCCTGGTACGTTCTGCGAACCGGCTGTTTCGCAGATCGAATGACAGCAGGAATAAAGCCCTTGAAATCCATGCGGTTTCAAGGGCTTTTCGTTTGCCTGTTTTTTGTCTTGTGAACCGGGAATGCGAATCCGGGCAACGGCATCATTTACAGATTGCGGCCTTCCGCCTGCTCATGCACATCCCGGTTGATTTCGGATGTGGTGATGTAGGCATCCACCCCGCCTGCGCCGGTCTCCGGCTTGATGCATGGATCTTCTGGCAGCGGCTTCTCCGGCTCGCTCGTACCTTTTGCGGTATCGCTGATTCCGAGTGCTTCGCCCGCTACGCCCAGCGACGCGATCACGTTGGTCAGATCCGTCGGCATATAGATCTTGGTTGCTTTTCCATCGGCTACATTCTTGAGCGCCTCGATGCCCTTCAGCTTCAGTACATTCTCCTGAATGCCGGCTTCATTCAGTCTCCGGATTCCGTTCGCTTCCGCCTCATAGGTCAGCTGTATCGATTTCGCGCGGCCTTCCGCCAGCGCAATCTGCGCTTCTTTCTCTGCCTCCGCAGCGAGAATCTTCGCTTTCTTGTCGCCTTCTGCTCTGGATACGACTGCTTCCTTATGCGCTTCCGCCTCGAGCAGTGTCTGGCGGCGCTCCCGCTCCGCGCGCATCTGCTTGGACATGACCTCTTCGATCTCCTTCGGCGGCTGGATATTCTTGATCTCTACACGGGTCACTTTGATGCCCCACGGATCCGTCGCCTCGTCCAGCACGGACTGCATCCGCGTGTTGATCTGATCCCGGGATGTCAGCGTCGAGTCCAGTTCCATTTCACCGATAATGTTGCGGAGCGTGGTCGCGGCAAGATTCTGGATGCCGGCGAGCGGGTTTTCCACGCCATATGTGAAGCTGCGCGGCTCGAAGACCTTGCAGAAAACGACCGAGTCGATCTGCATCGTCACGTTATCCTTCGTGATGACCGGCTGCGGCGGAAAATCCAGGACCTGCTCTTTTAAAGAAACTCTCTGTGCCACGCGGTCGATAAACGGAACCAGAATGTGGATTCCGGCATTCCATGCCGCATGAAATTTGCCGAGTCTCTCGATGATATACACATTCGCCTGCGGAACAATGCGAACGTTCATGATGATCAGCACGATAACGATGATGAGTAAAATCAGCGTGCCCATTTTATCCCCTTTCCTCAATCGAAAATCAGTCTTACACACTGATTGTACTCTACCATCCTTCATGCCGGTTGTCATCAGAAAGAGGTAAATCTTAAGAAAGAATTAAGATTTGGCGCAGGAGCGCAGGGCAGAATTTACCCAGATGATTAAAATAACGCGCTTACCATCTCCTTTTACACTTTTCTGCGGCCAATCTAGCTGCATTTCCGTTCATAAATGTACCACAGCTGCAATAAGTACCCTCATCATAAGGGCAAAGTGCTGAATCGTCGAAAACATTTTTAACTTTATCCATGAGCTTGCAAGCTGCAGATTCATTGATGAGAAGAAGAACCTGGTCATGATCGGCAAACCCGGTCGCAGAAAAACTCATATGGCTATTGGCATAGGACTGAAAGCCTGCGCCAGCGGAAAAAGCGTATTATTCAAGAATACAGCCTCTTTATCGACGGAGCTGTCAGAAGCAAAAGATAACTATGCTTTGGGCAAGCTGGAAAAGAAGATCCAGAAAGTCGATCTCCTGATCATCGATGAAATGGGCTATGTCAGTTTTGACCGATTCCAGAATGAGCACAAGTGGCTCAAAATCAAACGAGCACGTGGCTCACTTTGTAGTTGACATTCATACTCAGCTAAAGCATATACAATTTCTATTGGTTCTATTGCGTATCCGGCGCGTCTCCGGCTTACTCCTCCCGAAGCCACCGCGCCGCGTCCAGCGCATGATACGTAATGATGATTTTTGCGCCGGCGCGTTTCATCGATATCAGATTCTCCATGACCACGCGGCGCTCGTCAATCCAGCCTTTCTCCGATGCTGCTTTTACCATCGCATACTCGCCGCTGACATTGTAGGTCGCAACCGGAACACGGACAAGCTGCGAGACTTCTTTTACGACATCGAGGTAAGCCAGCGCCGGTTTGACGATCAGAATGTCCGCGCCCTCCTCGATGTCCGTCAGACATTCCCGCACCGCCTCATTGCCATTCGGCGGATCCATCTGGTAGGTCTTCCGGTCGCCAAAAGCCGGCGCG